ACGGGGCATCAACTCATTGATGCAGAAGATGACCGCGCTCTCAACGAGGTCACGTTTCTTCTTCGTGGCACCCATGACATTGATGTAATTCATAACAACCTTATTTCTCGATTATGTCTAATATTACCATAACCGAGAGAGTTTGTCAACCCCCGACGGCGACAAGGGTGAAAAAAATCACCCCCGCACCACCCAACATCACAACAAACTCAGCAGCAAATGTTGCAACCTTTTTCATTTCATCACCTTCTTGATTGCCAGTTTTAGGTCATTGTCCTTGTTGAACTCGTCAACAAATTTATCACAGAACTTCACATAAGCATCGTCACCCTTGAAGTCCTTTCCAGTTGCCTTCTCGTACAGGACAGTCATCCAAGTGGCATCCAGAACATACATGGGAGCTTTCGCAGTTCCCACATCTACAATGGGATTGATGTCCATGATATCGATATCTACTTTCATCACAATCTCCTAGAGGTAAAGGGGGCCAGTCCAGTTGATGGTATAACCACCGTCGAGGATGTTACCCCGAGCAGCATTCCGAGCAGGAGCAGCATAACCAGCGGCTTTCAGAATGTCACCCTTCCGAAACTTCTTATCGTTATCGGTGTTGACAACAAAACCCCAAACGCTACCACCGGCGGATATCTTGATGTACTTAGTTCCCACCTTGTAGGTGATTTTCTCGTTGAACTCAGCAATCATCTTCTTATTGATTTCTGTCAAAGAGTCTAGACCCTTGGCAGCAGCACACCGTGTGGTCCAGTTGAGATAGTCTGCTTTGATGTTCTCAATCAGGGTGGTCATTTCGTTGTTCATTTCTCTTTCCTTTTCTCAGTGTATGACTAACTATACCACACGAAAACAAATCTGTCAACAAAAAAATGACCTATTTTGAAACTTTTTTAATACCCTGATGCACTGCCGGGTGTCTGTGGATAGACTACCTTTTCACCATCATCCACCATGAACTCATCTGTCCAGTTGAATGCCTCTTTGACCACATTCGCAGAAAGTCCTTTGTAGACCTGATGCAACTTCTTGTCCTTTGCAGCAACAATCAACTTTGCCTCATCCGCATGTAGACCCTCAAGCATCTGAACAAACATTGTCTCACGTTTGTTCTGGGTCAACTGACCATTACCACCCTTGATAAAGTTAAACAGGGTTCTTGCCTCTTGCGAGAGAACAGTGTGTTCTGTTCCCTCTGGTGCCTCATTTGGCGTGTATGGGACATCACCTTCTGGAAGAGCCCATTCAATCTTCGGATCAAACGAAGATTTGATAACCATGCGAAGAGCATCGGTGTTGTACTTTTGTAGATACTCAATCTTGTCCTTCTTGGTCTTCAACTTTGCAACCTTAGTCAAAATCTCTGAAAACAGAGGCGTATATGTATCGAATGCCATTTTAAAATTCTCCTATCGATTCAACGAGATTACGCAATCTCTTTTGTGTAAAATAATTTAGTAGTTTGCTACGGTCACCTTCTGGTGCATTATGCCACTCGTCTAGAATTTTGAAGAAGAGTTCAGCAGGCGATTTGGTTAGGTCAATCAAAGTTTCATTTCTCTGATAGTTTCTCTTAACCTCATCGTTAGGAAGATTACCATCAACGATAGATACAATCTTTTTCTTACTCAGTGGTTTCTGACGTAGACCATCAACAAACGTATTGTCTGGTGATAACACATTAGGGACACCATCACTAGAGTCACCTTTCACAATGTGCTCGTTTAGATATTCCTCTGGGTCAACACCGTTCACATACTTTTTGGTGATAGGGCTGTACTGTGATACATTACGATACTTCTGCAACTGAATGAAATCTTTGTCACCAGAAAGAATAAGTGTCTTACCGTTTTCATATTCTAACTCACCACACAGAACTGCAATAATATCGTCTGCCTCTGCACCATAAACCTCAATAAACTTGTAAGGGAAGAACTCTTTCAGTTCTGCTTTGATGGTGTTTAAACACTCAAAGATAGCGTCCCAATTCAGATTAGAACTGTCCCGTGTCTTTTTGCGATTGCGTTTGTAGTTGGGGAAGTAGTCACGACGCCAGTAGTGCTTTGAATCATAACAGAGAACCAGTTCTCCATACTCTTCAAAAAACTTAGTGCGATACATACGCACGGAGTTTAAAATCATGTGTCGAACCATATCAATGTCTGGTTCGACTTTCTTATTCATGTTCAAGTGCATCATCACACTAGCCAGACTTATCTGGTTCATGTCTACTAAAATCATATCAACCTCTATTTATAATCGACGCATTGAAACTCATCATGCGCCTTTCACCCTCGACAGAGAATGGATATACAAAATGTCTCAACCATGAAGGAAACACCAAAAACTTACCAACCTCTGGTTTGAACTTCATACCATCATTACGAAAACTTTGACTTTCACCAAATGTAAATTCGATAAGTCCCTTTGCCGGATAGTGGTCCTTGAAATCTTCATCCCATTCTTCTGTCATACCCTTTGGCACCTTGAGATAAATCGCTGCAGAAAAGTCACCGTTGTGATGATGAATGGGATTGAAATCCCCTGCATACTGACTAACCACCCAACTCTGTGTTAGGTGGATATTTTCAATAGTTGGTTTTTCTCCTTCACCCACTATTTTATTATAACTCTGTGCGCGGTTTTTGTCAATGTTATAATTTAAATAATCCAAACATCCCTGTTTCATTGTTTGGAAAAGATAGTTACGGTCATCTGCATCCGTAACAGGGATTTGAATTTCTTTGCTTACCTTACCGACAAGCTTGTGTGACCAATCCCATTTTTTACTTTTATCCTCATCCGATAGTACATCATCAGCAACAGTGTTAACAATCTTAACAAACCGTTTTGATACAGTAGTCTCTAGGATTGCAGGGCTGTACGGTTCATGAAACTTCGGGGCCATCATCTTCCTCCATTTTTACCAACTCAACAAAGTCATTTAGAGTATCAACTCGAATGACTGTACGGTGTGAGTTGTCAAGTTCAACTGTGGTTTCCGTGACCACATCTACAAAATTGTGCAGAGGATACTCTAGTTTTGCATCACGGTATAAAAGTGATTTTACAAACTCAATAATGATAGCTAAGTCACGCGAAAAAGTTTTATCTGACATATCCACATCATTATCACTCATGATTTGAATCATGTCCATAGTTATCTTTTGAGAAAGTTCCTCACAAAACTCCATCTCCTCTCGACGGAGTAATTCTTCCTCACTTTGATTTATTACCTTTTTTCGCCACGGACCTCTTATTACGTTGTCTCCGTTTGGGCTTTGGTTCTCCGTCATTTATAATTCCTCTGTCTTCATCATACATTTCTTCAGTATATACACATCCCATATCTGGATAGAATACACCTATGTTTCTTTTTGGGTTTCCATCCTTATCATAAGCAAGAGCGTAACACCGATTCCTAATCTTGTGCTCCTGATACTCTCCATAAAATACATCTGTCCAATCACCAGTTCGAAGGTAGTTTTGCATATTCCTAACATACCCTTCGTGAATGTTTAGTCGTGCCTCTGCACCTTTAACTTTCTGCCTCACTTGTTGACGAACAGACTTTGCTAAATCCTTTTGTGTCTTGATCCACTTCTTAACATTTGCGGGACTCAATCCGTGGTCATCTGGTAGACTGCGAAGACTTTCATGAATACCTGACTTTCCATAGTCAGGGTTCTTTGCAGCCCTTGCTGCTCTTGCTTTCTCTAAACGTTTTGATGCAGCCTCGCGTTGCTCCTCAGTCATGGGTTTGCGAGGTTTGCGTCTCTTAGGTGCCTTCCACTCACTGTTATCAGTTTTAACAGTTACCTTTTTTCTAGGCATCTCAGTATCCTTCGTTTTCCATTCGTTTCTTCAACTCACGTTCTGATCGACGTTTTGCAGCATTCTTTGCTTTACGTTTCTTTTGTCCTTTCGTTTCATAAAATTCACGCTCGCGTAATTCATTGAACATACCTTCTTCGGTAAGTTTCTTCTTTAGAATCCTTATCGCCTTATCGACATTGTTATTACGAACTTCAACTCGCACTTAGTTTCTCCTCATGTTAGCAACCTCTGTTGCTTGCTTCTTACCACGAACTGGTACTGCATTAGATTTATGCATCTGGGCAATACCGATAATCTCAGTACCCGTATACACGTTCTCTTTCTTCTTTGCCATTGTAGGATTATAGAATTGGTCGGAGTTAGAGGATTCGAACCTCTGACCCCCTGCTCCCAAAGCAGGTGCGCTACCAGACTGCGCCAAACTCCGTTTGGGTTTAGATTGTTTGGTTTCAGACACGCCCATCTTTTTTAGAAACTTTGCGTGTTGACGTTCTGCCTCTAGAAGAGACTTCGACTTCTTTTTCTTTTTGCGTTTCTTCGTACTCGTAGTCGTATAGTACGAAGGCAACATATGCATTCCACTCATAAAATTAATACTACATCAGTTGGGGGGATTTGTCAAGATGCTTTTTTGTACTCTTTGAGAGTCTTCGCAATAACCTCTGAGATTGGGACAAGTTCTTTGTCACCATTCTCATCTGTCTTGGTTGCGATAAAACCATCTGTCTCTAGCTTTGACAACATGCTCTCAATCACATCTGTTAGATTGGTTCTCGTAGACCATCTACCAAGATAATAAAAACCAGCCATGCAGGCAGCGGCAAGTAGTGCGTGAGTCAGTGCGTCCATAAATACCTCTCTAAACTTTTATCATTGTATTATCATATACTATTTAGATAGGTTTGTCAAGAGGTTTATGCAGCAGATTTTATAGTTTCCTCTATTTTATCTGCGTCTGCCTTTAGTTGATTTATTACGCGAGTATCGGGAGTTGGGTTAGACTCCAACTCCCGAATCTTTTGGCGTATACGTTCTACCTTAGCTTCGAAGATAGGAATATACATATCAATCATGTTAGGTTTCTCCCCCTGTACCTATTATGTATGTCGTATTTCTCTACTGTAACAAAACTTTAACAAAAAATCAAGTCACTTAGTCGTAGCAATAAACACACCATTCCAATCTTCTGGCAGAGGTTGAGTCTTCATGAACTCACACCGTTCAATCCACATGGTATAATAATCTCTCATCTTCCCGTCAAACTCGATACTTAAATCATTACATATTCTAATCGCATGGTCAAACTGCTGTCTTTTATAATATCCATGCATCTTCTCATGTTGTTGTTGAGCAACAAACCAGTTTGTGTTTTTGAACGCCCAATCCATTTCACTCAAAACTGTATAGATGCGAATGCCCACAGATTTACCCTTGACCGCAAGTTCATCTACCTTGAGATAAAAGAAGTCATCCTCTGTCTTGTCGTATGTTGACTCACCGACGAGTAAGAGACAGCCATACTCCTTACATTTGGACTCGATACGAGCAGCGGTGGACACCGCATCACCTAGAACATCATACGAATGACGCTTGGTACTTCCCATCTCTCCAAGGTAACCAAGACCAGTATTAATACCGGCACCCATACCGACAGGAGGGCGACCTTCAGAAACGATTTTTTCATTAAATTTCTCCACTGCTTCTAACATCTGTAGTCCAGTTTTCACTGCGCTCTTTGGATGGTCATCGTCATCCATAGGTGCGTTATGTATGTGCATTGAGGCATCACCGATATACTTGATAACCATACCATCAGAGTCTAGAATAGGTTGCGTGATTGCATCCATATATCCGTTCATGATTTCAGTAAGACCTTTTACGTCATCACCAAAACTCTCACCCAAAGGTGTAAATCCACGAAGGTCCGAGAAACAAATGCTAATCTCTTTCTTCATACCCTCTTTGATAAGTGCAGGGTTTTCTTGTAACAATCTAACTACCGTAGGTGAGGCATACCCAGCAAACTGTTTCTTAATCTCCATCTTCTGTTTGTATTCTTCCATGAACCGCATGAAGGCAGCGATAGCCCAAACTATGAACATCGTGAGAACTGGATAAGACCAATCTACCAGATAACTATACTCTGTGAACAGATAAGACGAACCATAGAACGTGCCGACAAGAAACGCTGGTAACAGTAACGCACCAAAATACCAAGCAAGGGTTAACACCACAGCGGTCAGAATGAGAGAACCCACACCACTAAGTGCAAGCTCTGCGATATCTGTCCACCAAGGTCTAGTGATGTTTCTACCTGTCATCATGGTTGCGAGAGATGCAGCAATGAGGTCATGCGAGTGTATGTTACCGACAGGTGTAGATACCACACTTTCAAGTCCAGATGCAGTCAT